AACGAGTTTGAAAAGTGGTGTAGAATGGATACGTAGCAACTGGACTTTCATAACAGATTCTTTCAAAGGAGCTGCTGTAGTGATAGGCATTGCAACGGCTGCTGTTTTGGCCCTCAATACGGCTCTTTGGTTAAATCCTGCTGTATGGATAGCTGCTGCCGTCATTGGTTTGGCTGCTGCTGTGGGTTATGCCTATGCAGAATTTGAAACGTTTAGGGCTGTTGCTTGGGCTACTTGGGGAGTTTTGGAAGCCGTTTTTAGTAACATTTGGACGGCAGGAAAACAGGCTATTGGTGGTACAATGCAGCTTATTGGTGGTTTGGTAGATGCCTTTAAGGCATTGATGGACGGTGATTTTCAGAAGGCTGGTGCAGCTATTTTGAAAGCACAGGAAGGAATACAACAGGCTGTTATCGGAACGGCAAAACTGGCAATGCCTACCTTGCTTATTGATGAGAAAGTAGTAGGAGCTGCTATAGAGGGTTTTGGAAAAGGCAAAAAAGACTTCCAAAAAAGTCAAGATGCTCGTTTTGATGAAATGGATAATGCTGCTGTTCGTGCTTATCAAAATAAGCAATTAGAAGAACAAAAAAAGGCAGCGTTAGAAAAACAAAAAAATGCAGCAACTACATTAGACCCAACAAAAAATCCGACACTAGACCCAACTGCACCTACTAAGGATTTGGCTACTAATCAAAATAATAAAGAAATGGGTGGCAGTAGTAGTGTAAGCTCAACAGCCCCCAAAAACTTTACTATTACGATTGGAAATTTAGTAGAAAACTTAACGATTTCTACAACGAACTTAAAAGAAGGTGCAGGAGAAATAAAACGTGCCGTTTCAGAGGTTTTGGCAAATGCCGTAAATGATTCACAATTAGTAATTGATTGATAGATACGCACCGTCGTGCGTATCAAATTGATAGGAAAGCAAGTATGAAAAGTAAATTAGGAACGCCGATATACGCACCTTTGACAATAAAAAAAGGTAGCTACGATACAAGAACTGACACCATCAATTATGATGAGGTTGTTTTGGATAACGCCTTGGTAGATATTTCTATGTCAAAAAACATAGTCAAAACTGCTATTCAAGGTAGAAAAGGAACAGTAAAAGAGTATGTTAGTCTTGGCGATTATGTGATTAATATTAGTGGTTCTATCATTTCGGATAATCAAAAGGAATATCCTGAAATTGAAGTAAAAGCACTCGAAAAAATAGTGATTGCTCCTATTAGTTTGCAAGTGGTTTGTGAGACTTTGAATAGATTAGGAATCTATGAGATTGTAATTGAATCTTATAATTTTCCTACTAAACAAGGTTTTATTGGTACGCAAGTATATAGTATTTCTGCAATTAGTGATGAACCTATTGAACTTAATAATGGCGAAATATAATGAATAGGAATTAGGAAATAGGAATTAGGAAATAGGAATTAGGAAATAGGTAATTACCCAATTCCTAATACCCAATTCCTAATATCCTCAACTACTATGAAACAACTAACTAGCTATATTCAAATTGGAAATTTTGAATTTGATTTTATAAATGAAGTTCAGATTGAAAGCTCTTGGGACACACTTACAGACACTTGTGTTATAACAATTCCTAAAAAATTGCAATGGAAAGGAAAGGATATTGTACAGGGTGCAAATGCAGTTTTTCAAATTGGTTCAGAAGTTCGTGTTTTCCTTGGGTATGATTATAATTTTGAGTTAGTTTTTGAGGGTTTTCTTACTCGTATTGAGCCTAAACGTCCTTTAAAACTCTATTGTGAAGATGCAATGTGGAAACTAAAACAAACCGAAGTGAAAGCATTATCACAAAGAAATGCAACTGTTAAAAATTTGCTTTCTGATTATTACAAAGGAGAATTAAAAACCTTTGATGCTGATTTAGGAAAGTTTCGCATTCAGAATGCAACACTAGCCAATGTTTTTGAGGAATTGGATAAAAACTACTCTTTAAAAACATTTTTCAGAAATGGAATTTTGCACGTCGGAACGCCGTATTTATTGACTGTTGAGGATAGAAAGAAACATAAATTTGATTTTGAAAAGAATATCATCTCTTCGGATTTGGAATACAAACGAAAAGATGAAGTAAAAATTAAAGTAAAGGCAATTTCTATTTCTTCGAAGGATAATAGCAAGATTGAAGTAACAAAAGGCGATAAAGAAGGCGAGTTACGAACGATTAATAAAGTGGATTTGAGTAAGTCGCAATTAGAAGAAGAAGCAATTAGACAAATAGACCTTCTGAAATATGAAGGCTTTAGAGGAAGTTTTGAAAGTTTTGGGCAGCCGTTTACTCGTCCTTGTGATAGTGTAGAATTGACTGACCCAAACGTAAAAGAAAGAAACGGAAGCTATTTTGTAAAGTCTGTTTCTTATTCTTTTGGAATGAATGGATATAGACAGAATGTAGAATTGGATAAAAAAGTATCGTAACGACACACCGTCGTGCGTCGGAATAATATATTCGCACGTGCGAATGTACTGAAAATTAGAAATGCTATGAATGAAATAAAATCTTATGTTCAAAAACTTACTAACAACGGTAATACTTCGGTAGAATCATTTTTAGCAAAAGTTATTGAAGTCCATAGAGAAAATCGGCTTTGTGATGTGCAGCCGTTAGAGGGTGCAGAGCTTTTCGATGTTCGTATTTGCGCCATTCAATTAAAGCAAACAAACGGATTTTGGATAGTTCCTAAAATTGGTTCGCACGTCGTGGTTACGATGTTGGGAGCAAATAGTGGTTTTGTTTCTATGTTTTCAGAAGTAGATGAAATTTATTTACAGACTTCTGAAACGGATAATGGAGGTTTGATAATCCGTAAAGAATTGAAAACTGAAATTGACAAGATTAATACCTTTTTAAATACTATTCGAACGGTGTTTAATTCCTTTGTTCCTGTTCCAAGTGATGGAGGGGCTGCACTCAAAACAGCTATGGTGTCGGCTATTCAAAATTTACAACTGGCTAATATTGGTACGAATATCGAAAACGAAAAAGTAAAACACTAATGAAAAAAGATATTTTATACACTTCAAACACGTGTGAACCCATTATTTTTAATGGAGATTTTGATATTGGCGATTCTGAAAATCAAGAAATTGAAACGATTTGTTTTTCTCAAAAAGGAGATTTTAGAGAATATCCTTTGTGTGGTGTGGGTTTACGAACTTCTCAAAATGCACCCTTAAACGCCGAATTTTTGAGAGAAATTCGCTTGCAACTTGAAAGGGATAAAATCTTTCCTAAAAAAATATCTATTGTAGATAATAATATCAAAATAGAATGAAAATAGAAGAAGGACAAAACATAATAGACATTGCTATTCAAGAGTATGGAAGTTTTGAGGCTGTTTTTCAGTTGCTTTTAGACAATCTACTGCTTGAAAATATGAACGTTTTTTTGGAAGGCGAAACGGAGCTGCTCATTTCAAAAACTGCACTTGATGAAAATGTAGTAATTAAAAATGAGTATAAAAAAAGAAATTACCGTGTCAGAACAGGCGATGAATTTATACCTATTTTGACACAAGATTACGATAAAAACGATTACGAAACCGAAGACTATTTTTAATTAATTATGGCAATACTAGCATCAATACAAATTCTTAAAGACAAGATTTTACAAAAAATCAAAGGAGCATCAACAGGAAGTACAGAAAAAACAAAAGCGATTGACCACAGAGAGGTTCTGACAGATGTGGTAGATACGCTGAATGATAAAATTGAAGAGGCTACTATTGCAAGTGGCTCTACTGGCGATGTACAAGTAAAGGGGGGGGATGGGAAGTTATTTGGTAGTAGTTCGTTTAATTTTTTGAATGGAATACTTTCTTTGGCTGGTAATTTTGTTATCAAAGGGCTTAGCAGTTCTTCTGATAATGCCTTACAGATTAAAAATGCAAATAACGTTGTGATTGGACAAGTTACAAATAATGGTTATTTGCAGTTTAACAGAATTTCCGCAGTAGGAAACATTGATAATTATGTAATCTACTATGATGGATATGCAAATATAAGGGGGTATGACGGTACTAAATTTTGGAGGGGACAGAATGATAATATAAATAATTTGCTTGCTGATTTTGGAACATTTGATAGATGTAATTTCCAAAAACCTATACAAGCAAAAAATGGTATTTTTACAAATGATATAGAGGCTGGGGATACTGTTTTTGGATATACTGAAACACTTAGAATAAAAGGACAAAGAGCGACAATTACAAACA